AACATGACTATAATTATCTTTATAGTATTAGCGATAATGCAGCTATTGCGTTTTACAACGATAACGTTAATGAGTTGGTTGCTGAAGTCGGGGTATTGGGAGATAAGGTTACAGACACAAATCTATTAAATAAAGTCAAGGAGGTTCTATCATGGAAGTAATGGCTATGCCTAGCAAAGAAGTTTTGATTTTTACAAAACAAATCCGCCACTGGATTGTTGGCGATAAAACTATTTCAGGAAAAAAACAATTTATTTTCCGTGAGGACACTCCTTCTGAAATCTTAAAACTTTATCAAGATATAAAACNNNNGAAGGAGGAGCTTATGTTTATTTGGGAGTGGGTATCAATCGCCTTTGGCTGGTTGGTATTCTTATTACTGGTGTCTTTTATCTTTTTGTTTATAAAAAACTTAAACAAAGAGATTAAAAAAAGAAAGTAGGTGATCCAACATCTTGACTGGCAGGAACAGACTGCTATAAATTGAAACAAGGAGTCTAACAATGAAAGTAAAAGAACTTTGCAAATTGATAGATAAACAAGCTGATATTTCGGTATGCCATAACAATAAAGATTTGGATGGGGGGGAACCTAGCGACTTTCTTGATTGTGAATATGAAGTAAAAAGAATTACCGTGGTAGCTTGTGAAGTTATCCTAATAGAAACCTAACCGTATATAACCTATACGGTTTTTTGATTGTCCGAGCATTGATGACATAAAAAGCCATGGAATTACACAGTCGGGGACGACTTTAAAAATAGGAGGTTCGTAATGAACGAAGAAACACAAACAGTCGAAGTCGAAACGGTTGAAGCTCAAGGGGTGCCTGCAGAACCTACTATCGAAACCCAACCGCAAGACGAGAAGAAGTACACAGATGCAGACGTTGATGAAATCATCAATAAAAAGTTTGCTAAGTGGAAATCAGAGCAAGAAGCTAAAGAAAACGAAGCAAAGAAACTTGCCAAAATGAACGCTGACGAGAAACAGAAATATCAGTTAGATCAGCGTGAGCAAGAACTAGCTAACCGTGAACAGGTGCTTGCTCGTAAAGAATTGACCGCAGAAGCTAAGACAATGCTGAGTGAACGTGGCTTGCCAATTGAATTAGTGAACGTGATTGATTTGTCGAACGCAGAAACAGTGACCGATTCGGTTGCAAGTATTCAGAAATCGTGGGAAGAAGCAGTTCAGAAGGGAATTGCTGAGCGTACAAAAGGCGGAGCACCTATTAAGACTGCGCCACAACAATCAACAGAGCTTACTAAAGCTCAATTTTACAGAATGAGCCATGCAGAAAAGGCGAACTTGAAACAGACAAACCCTGAACTGTATGATTCATTTTTGAATTAGAAGAAGGAGAATTTAAAAAATGACACAAACTAAAATTGCTAATCTAGTAAATCCTCAAGTTATGGGGGATATGGTAGCTGCTAAGTTACCTAAAAAACTACGTGTTGCACCATTTGCAACAATTGACCGTACTTTGGTCGGTGTACCTGGTAACACAATCACAGTACCATCTTACACATACATTGGTGATGCAGAAGACGTAAATGAAGGAGTAGAGGCTGGAGTAGTTACTCTTGGTACTTCTACTAAGACTGCTACAATCAAAAAAGCTATGAAAGCTGTTGAATTGACAGACGAGGCAGTTCTTTCAGGTTACGGGGATCCAGTAGGTAATGCTGAGAACCAGCTTGCACTTGCAGTTGCATCTAAAATTGACAATGATGCTTTGGATGCTCTTTTGGCAACAAACACACGTAAATACGACTCTAAAACTAAAGCAATCAGCTATGATGTAATCGTAGACGCTATTGATTTGTTTGAAGAAGAAGTTAATACTGAAAAAGTAATGTTTGTCAATCCTAAACAAGTAACTACTTTGCGTAAGGATCCAAACTTTATCTCAGCCGATAAATATCCAGCTAACGTTGTCATGTCTGGAGAAATCGGTACAATTGCAAACACTCGCATCGTGCCAACTAAGAAAGTAAAACTTGACACAACTAGCGCATTTTACACTTGCCCTATTATTAAGTTGACACACGACGATGAAACTGAACAGGACACTGCAGCGTTGACAGTTTACCTTAAACGTGACCCGAACGTTGAAGTAGACCGTAAGTCTTTGAAACGTACTACTGAAATCTCAATTGATGAGTTTTACACAGTGGCCGTTTCTGATGACTCTAAGGTAGTGCTTGCGGACATTAAGAAATAATGAAAGTTAAAGCTATACAATCATTCAATGACTGGGAAGCTGGAATTAGACGTCTAGAAAATGAAGTCTTTGAAATTACGGACGAGCGTTTTGAGGTGCTTGAAAATAATTTAAAGATTAGCTTCAGCGTGTCTATTTCAGATGTCCTTGAAATCATTGAAGAAGAAACCGAAATACAAGGAGACGAGACGACTCCTTTAGATTAGGAGGTCTTATGGAACTTGAAAAACTAAAAACATTGACAGGCGAGAGTGACGAGACAGTCCTCTCGTCTTTGATTTTAAGAGCTGAAAATATTATCTTATCTGAAACTAACCGAGACAAACTAACACCTGCCCTTGAAAGGTTGGTGCCTGAGATTGTTATCGAGCTCTACAACCGTTCAGGAAGCGAAGGAGAGCAATCTAGGAGCGAGGGTGGTATATCTGTTACCTACTCTGACAACGGGTTGTCTACGGGCGTTTTACAGCGTGTACGAATGCATCGCTTAGCAAGGGTGGCAGGTCATGTTTTTGAAAAAGAATAGACTGAAACCCTACCCTCTCAGACGGTTTGAAAAGACTGTATCGGACGAGGGCGTTGTTAAAGAAGGATATGCGGACGAGGCTGAGGAAGTACGACTTGAGTTGTGGCCAGCTAGTAGTAAGCTACAATCTGAGATTTACGGTGACCGTGTCAATGATATCCTGAATGCGAATGCGAGCAAGAATGCAGATATCAACGTTAAAGACGGGGTCTGTATCGATAGCAAGACAGAGGTCACGCATCGGGTTATTTCAAAGAAAGTATACAGTCAACATCAAGTCTTGGAGGTAGAACGTGTCAGAGCTTCTAGGGGCAGATAGGCTCATAGCTAAATGCCGTAGATTGTACGGTGCAAAAGCGACCGATATTACTAGACAAGCGGTCTTGCATGCTTCTAAGACCATTGTTCAGGCAGATGCTAAACTCAGAGCGCCAGCGAATGAGGGCGAACTAAGAAACAGTATCAAGACTAGGGTTAAAATGGAGGGAGATAAGGCTATAGGTGAGGTTTACACAAATCTACACTATGCTCCATATGTCGAGCTCGGAACTGGTCCAAAAGGACTAGCTAGCCACGCTGGGATTTCTCCTGACGTAAACGTGTCTTATCGTTCCAGCCCTTGGTACGTGCATGAAGACCAGATTGACGTAGGAAAGTATCACTTCCAAAAAATGGGAGAGTTCTACAAGATGTATGGTCAAGCTGCACAACCGTACTTGTACCCAGCCTTGAAAGACAATCACGACCGTATATCAAACAACATTTCAAAATACGTTAGTAGAAAGATTAGAGAACAGATAAGATGATCAATATTAAGCCAGTTATTTATAAAGAATTGCAGAAGGTCGCAGATAATGTGACCGACACTTATCCAAGCGATTGGGAGAACTTCCCAGTCGTTATTTTTTTGGAAGAACAAAATAAGCCAGGAGACTGGTTCGACGATAAAGAACAAAAGACATCAATCCGCTATAAGGTTGATATCTTCGATAATGATAGCACTAGCAACCTCGCAGTTAAAATCAATGAGATTTTTGCTTCATTGGGTTTGCGTAGGATTGAAAGTCAAGATATCCCTGACCCCTCTCATTTGAGACATAAATTGATGAGGTTTGAAGGTATTGTCGATCTTGAATCTGAGCTTGTTTATCAATATAGAATGGAGAACTAAATGTTAGCAAATGGAATTACGCTTTCTTATGGAACAGCTAAAGGAACTTACACAAAACTTGCAGGACTTAAGGAAGTGCCTGAATTCGGTATTGAACCTGAAAAGGTTGAAAATACCACCCTTGAAGATAAGGTTAAAAAATATGAGTTTGGTATTGGAGATGCTGGGGAACTTGAATACAAATTCGCATACAAAAATGATGGAGCAAGCGCTCCTTATCGTATTTTGCGTAACGCAGCAGACAACAAGACAAAACTCTTCTTTGAACAGGCTTACCCAGACGGTACCAAGGTTAAATTTGAAGGTCAAGTATCTGTCAAACTTGGTGGCGGTGGTGTGAACTCTGTTATTGAGTTTACTCTTAAAATCGCATTGCAATCTGAACTTGAATTCACAGACGGAATCGGAGGTTAATTAAATGGCGTTACCTTACTCAATTTGGAAGATTAACGATGAGAAAGAGTTGAAACTACGACTTTCATCTCATCAAGCAACAAAAGTTGAAGAAAAAATCGGTATGAACCTATTGAAAGTCTTCATGCCTGAAGCTGGCGAAGAGTTCACTTTGCCGCCTTTAAAAGTTATGCTGTTGTTAGTTCACGGAGCATTGCAAAAGTACGAGAATGGATATTCTATTGATGATGTCTATGATCTGTACGATGAATACGTGGACAATGGTGGAGACCAAGCGACCTTCATGACAGAGGTTTTAATGCCACTCTTTGAAGTATCGGGTTTTACTCCACGAGGAAGCAAGAACAAGAAAACTTCCAAGAAGAAAATGACAGTAGTCGAGTAATCTTAAC